GCTCTTGTTGTTGCATTTGAATCAACGGATCTTCTTGCATTTTTTGTGCTTGTTGTTGAGACGCATTAGCTTGATTCAGTTGTAGTAGTTTTTGTGCTGCGTCTGCAGAAAGTCTTGCTACTTGATTTTGAATATTTTCTGGCATCACTTCGTCTTCTTCTGGAAGTGGTACCCCAAGTTGTTTTTCAATTTCTAATCTGTATTGGAAAGCAATGTGTTCTGCTATATGAGCTTCCATAGCTGCTTGCATTTGTGGTGCTTTTGGATTCTGTCCTACCATCTCACGTACAAGTGGGTCATCTCTAAATGTTCTATGAACCTCAATATGAGCTTTGTGATCTTGGAATAAAAATGCTTTAACTGGCTTACTATTAATCATGTTCATGTTTTCAGTTACAGGATCTGCAGTTTTAGCGTCATCCTCCGTAGGAATAAGTTTGCCAATATTTTTTACTCCTAGAACTTCTAACATCTGTTTGTTTAGCTCAGGCAAATCATATATTTGAGGATTCTGTTGAGCCATTTGCATAACAGCTTGGTACTGTACAACCTTCTGTGCCATCGTTGCAGCATTAGGATCAGCAACAGGAATAAGATTTACTTTCTCATAGTCTGATTGTTTAGCGCCGGGTGTTCCTGTTGATGGGTCATACTGATAGTCAGGGTCTGTATAGTCTGCAATGATATTCTTAAGTAATCCAAACTCTTTCTTCATTGAGTAATAGATACGCGCATTAACTGCCGACATGACTTTAAGTGTTCGTTCTAGTATTGCAAGTGTAGAACCTACTGGAGAGTTAGCTGACATATCAGATACTTTCATATCGGCAGCAGAAGCAAAGCGTCTACCTTCGTCAATAATCTTGTCCATCAATCCCGCGAGCACTTGACTTGGCTCTTTATACGGTAACATCATTATATTATCTCTAAGAGTACCCGATGCTGCATCTACATCACGGAACTCTCCTGGACCAATTGGTGTATCATCACCTTTAATACGTAAGCCTCTGGCTTTAAATCCACCTGGAAGATTTGATAATGTACCTGCGTCTACTAACTGTCTTAATAGCATTGTGCCTGATTTGGAAAAGCCTCCAATTAAATGAATCAGCCCGAAGCAATAAAAACCAAATCCTGGTATATACCCGTAATGAACAAAATGTTCGCGGCGTTTTTGTTGGTCATCTTCTTGTTTCCAATTACGTCTAATAGCTAATATCTCTTGAGTGCCTTTATCAATCGTTACAATATAAGGTAACGCTATTCCTGTTTTGCCATCTTTATCTTCGTCTTCGTAACCTTCTAAATCAAGGTTAACATTCATCTCTAATATTTTATATCGGTCATCGTTAGTGGCATCAAAACCCATTTGTTCTGCTATCTTTTTCTCCACTTCATCTAAGTCATAGTTAGGTTCGCCTAACTCTACGTCTCGGTAAAAACCAAGGTGTTGTAGTGTATGAAGTTCTTGTTCTGTCTTACGCATAACATGAGTTACACGCTCTGCTGTTTCTAAGTTAGAAGCACCATAAGGTACAACCATATCTTCAGCCGGTACAAATAGTGATACTTGTCTTTCTAAAGCTGGATCATAATAGACTTTCTTAAATGCATTACCTGCTAATCCTAAGCCCCATAACATTCTTTCATGTTCAGGTCTATACTCTGGCATTTTATCCATGAGTTGATAGTTCATATTCTCTTGAACACGTGCAGCAGCTTCCATACACTCAGGTGTTTCTTTACCAATAATAGAAGTCTTCACTGGGCCTGCAGCCGGGAAGGTTTCCATCATTGTTTCTGCTTGGAATTTAACGAGTGCTTCGGAGAGTAATGGATGGTAGACAGCACATGCGCCTTCCCATGGTTCGGATCTTTCTTCTATCTTAAGTCCTAATAGTTCTAAGCCATCAACATAAGTTTCAAGCCAGTCTTTTCTGGAGTTAACATCATTACTAAAATCTTCGAGTAAGTCTGAAGAGAGCTCAGTCATATATTTGTCTGATAGTTCTTCAGCTAAGTTAGCATTAAACTCATCTTCAGCCATTGCATCAGGATCAATAACTATTTCTGTGTCACCAATACCTATAGTTACACTTTCAGGATCTTCTATTTCAATCTCGATCGTTTCTTCTTCTTCCGCTAATTCTTCTATTCCTAGTGGTGCTGCATATAAACCTTTATCTACGTCTGCCATAATTTTATCCCTTAGCTCTTTTTTTCGCTGCTTGTGATAACTCTTTAAAATGTACTAATTTTTTTGATGTTTTGGTATGAGTTTTATTTGAGTGTAGTGTTCCATCTGACATCTTATGGGTTGAACCCTTATGTTCTTTTCCATCTTTAGTGTAATGTTTAACACCTTTCATTATTTACTCCTAATTTTATTAATAACTTCTTCTAATTTTTGGGTAATTGTATACCATATCACATTCAAATAGTCTTGAATAGTTTTTAACATTTGTTTAATTTTTTTCATAGTGCATATAACCTCTTATTTTTATGTCCTCTAAACATTTGAACGTCTTCTTCTTCGTCTAAAGGTAATCTTATAAATCCGCCTTGTCTAAATCTAGCGAGTGCTAAAGTTGTAGCATCCACCAAGTCATCGTTGGCTCCAGCGGGGAAATCATTACATTCTTCTATTAACTCGTGTGCCCATCGTCTATCAGGGGCCCATACAACACCCCCGCTAAACAAATCAGATACTGCATTTACCCGACTTATTTTGTCTTGGCCTTTCCCCGGAGTGAACTCACCCACTGGAATACCCATTCTTCTAAATTCTTGGTAAAGCGCTGCACCATTCGATTTTTTCTCTACAATAAAAGCATCCGGCTCCCAGTCTTGGTATTCTTCAATACATAACTGTTTAAGTTCCGGAAACTCTAGTCTTTTCTTTATGGCGTTTAACAGTATTATAGCGTAATTATTTGTTTCCTCGTTAAAAAACACGCCCCATGTTGTTAATGCGTTGTAATCAGCCCTTGTATGTGATTCTTGGGCCGCATCTAACGTCATTATAGTAAATTCACAAGCTGGTGGGTCTTCTTCTTCCCATATATTCCACCATTCTCGCTTGATTAGTGCCCCTTCTTCTGAAGTCGGGTTCTGTAAGTACTGTGCATTCCAATATCTTACGTCTAATACACTTCGTTTCTGTTGTAATTCTTCTAATTCCCAGAATTCCGGCCATAAAGCGCGTTCTATGCCCTTTTTGTCTGTAAGTATTGCAGGGAACTCCACTACTTCCCAGGGATCTGCCTCATCATTCTTAGTCATTTGGTTCATTATCTGGCCAGTTAGGTCTAATTTAGACCATCTTGTCATCACAACAATAATAGCGCCGCCAGGCATAAGCCGCTGAATAGGACCAGATTGAAACCATTCCCATGCGGGTAAGAAAACATCCGACCTATTTTGTTTAGCGTCCTGCTCTGAGTGAGGATCGTCAATAATAAATAGATCAGCACCACGCCCTGCCAAAGCACCACCCACACCAATAGCAAAATACTCGCCGTTGTAGTTAGTACCCCAGCGAGAAGCTGATTTACTGTCTGCTTGAAGTTCCACATCCGGAAATATCTCCTTGTAAGGTGAGGAACCTACTAAGTTTCTCACGCGTCGTCCAAAGTTAACTGCTAAGTCAGCGGTGTGAGAAGCCATGATTACTTTCTTTCCTGGATACTTCCCTAAAAACCAAGCAGGAGCAAGATAACTTATCATCTCACTTTTACCATGTCTCGGTGCAATGTTTACAACAACTCTTTTTTTAATCCCATTAGCAATGTCTTGAAAGATTTCTGCTAAATGCCTATGGTGTGCCCCAATAATGTAGCCGGGATAAACATGTTTTATAAAGTCTAAGAACGATTCTACCCCTACCTCTTTCTTCATCTCTTTCTGATACTGCTGAAGTAGCGCTAAGTTCTTGCGTTTCTCTCTGTCTGGCATATGAGGCAACGCTTTCTCTAATAAACTTAGATCTTCTTTGCTAATCATTTATTTTAGACTCTATGACTTCGCCCTCAATAATAGTCCCTTTAAGTTGTTCTATTGTTTCTCGAAGTTCTTTCTCTAACTCATCACCTGATTTAGTAATGTGTGTAATCTCTGTTTTCTTCTTGAACGCATCGACCCCATCTACTTCGCCAATAGCTCGGAGTGCTGCAAGCTTATCTCTGTCTTTCTCTGCTGTAGCAGATATTTGCACGAAGCTATTTACCGCGTACAGCTTAAGGTCAGAAAGTTCTTCCACGATCATACAATTAGTTTGTGCTACGAGTCCTGCTAGGAACGCCATCGTTTCATTGGGATAGTCTGCAAACTCAGGTTTAAGTTTCTTGTTAGTCATCATTTCTCGTGCTAACTCTTGCGCTTGTTCTTGGTGTTCCACTGAGGGGGAGATGTCTTCGCCTTTAATGTCCGAAAGTTCTTTGATGGTATGGGTCCGTACTCTAAGCTCTTGCTCAGAAGTCATGTCAGGTATGGCTTCTTTCTTAGTTCGGGGAACACTGATATTAGATTCTATTTCCGGCATAACACTCATCGGCTCGTCGACGAGATCGGATTCTTCCGCAGGAGATAATTGGGGTATTTTTAGTTTGCTCACGTGTTCGCTGTTACACCTTTGTTAATTTTGCAGCTATAAGTTGCTGAGTATATATTATAAAGTCAGAAAAAACAAACAGGTTATATAAAGCATAAGCAGAAATAAAATGGTTTTACAGATACAGAGTAGGGCGTATAAAATATTCATTCACGCAGTATACGACCTTTAGCTCGTCTATGTGGTACTGAGAATCATTTGCATATATAGGCGTTATACTTTTGCATATTCTGTGTAGCTGGGATAACTTGTAGATTAGTAGGTACGTGTAGTCCGGATATGAGTTTGCCTCTTAAAGGAATGATGTGATCAACGTGATGCGGAATCCCAGTCTCTAAAGTTTTTCTCGTCGCCTCCGCGTATATGTCCTGTATTGCTTTCATGTCTTCTTTGGTTAGCCATTTAGGAACGCGGTTTAGTTTGTAGGCTCTTCGCCTAGCATGATTGGCTCTTATTTTTTCGGGGTATCTCTTCCGGTATTCTTTTCGTAACTCTCGTCGTTTCTCAGGATTGTTTTTTATGTGGGTGGCGCTTGTTATTCTGTGACAATTTATGCATCCATGATTGCGGGTATATCTTAATCCCTCATGACCATGTTTACACGGACCCCCTATGTACTTGATGTCCCCTGCAGCGAGTGCTTCTTTTCGAGAAGTTTTATATTGCATGGTTTTTAGTCTAGCAAGTTTGACAA